ACTTAACTTGGTTTCTTACTTTGTCTTTAGTAATCATAATATTCATTCATCAATTATATTATTACATAAAAAAACCCTAGTGTCAACTAGGGTTTCAAAGATTTGAGTTTTCTGTTACATTAGAATGTCTTTGCAGATAGTTTTACAAGTTGATTGGTCATCTTCACATTCAATTAGACAGTTGAAGTAATCATTAACTAATTCCCCTTTACCTTCTTGGGACATTTTTATATCTTTCCATGATGCTAATTGATTGAATGACATAAGATTGTGCATAGAATCCTCTTTATACTTAAGCATCATCTTTACATCATCTATATCATCCATCTTATCAATAGTTCTTGATATTTTCTCATACTCAAATTCTCTCTCTGTAGCTATCTTAATCTTGTCAGGATTCATATTAGTACCTAGCAGGAATTGAACTATAACTATCTATATCTAATGGTCTTTCTTGTGACTTATACATATCTGCTAATGTATCTTCCCTTCTATTCTTAACATATTCTAACTCATTCCAATTATCTTTATTACATATTAGCAAACAATGTATGTTCTTATGTCTCATTGGTTTACCAGAAGTATAACTACATTCTTTCTTTGGATATACATGAATTTCTATAGTAATATATTGTGAAAGATTATTCCATCCTTGTTTATTTCTTATCTCATTATCTACAGGATCTCCCTTAAAATAAACCCATCCCTCATCCCAGTCACCACTTGGTCTTTTCCATATTACATAGTCATCAACTTGTGGATCATAAGTCATTTAAATACTCCATGAATAGGATGTCTGCATTTCTATCAAATGCTTCATAAATTACATTTTCACCATCAATATTAAACTCTGAATAGAGTGCTTCAGCATCATCTAATCTATCAGATTGTGCCAAATATGCCAATCTTTCATTCCAATAAGTATCTAGCTCTTTGAGACATCTTTTGTTAGTTTGATTCATTTAGTAGAAATAGCAGGTTGACCATGTTGAAAAATAGTATTAACAACTGCATTGACTCTCTTTGATGTAGTAATACCAACTCTATCATACACTGGAATGGAGACAATGCCAAACTGTTTGTTAACGTTTCCTTTCCTAATTACTCTACCAATAGTTTGACTAATAGTAGTGTAATTCATAGACCTGAGAAACAATACTGCTTCTAGTCCATTAACATTTATACCTTCAGATAGTATGCTATGATGTAACACAACAAATCTAGTATTATCTTTACCCCACTGATTTAATGTTTCAAAGAACTTAACTCTACTGACCTTGATACCATTGATAACAGCACCAGTCTTAGCAGTAATATACATCCAATTATATCCTCTAGCATATAATTCTGTACCTAATTTACTATCAGCAAACAATCTTACTATTTGTGAGGTTCTTCTGGCACAAATTAATATCTTATCTACAGAATTGGAATCAATACTAGACAATATATTATCAGCATCATCTTCACAAGTAATCTTTCTATCTCTAATCATTTCACACTGATGGACTACAACTTTAGGTGGTAGTATAACACCAGCATCTACCAACTCTGGTGCTGGTACTTGCTCAATGACTCTACCATACACCTCTACATTGTTCATGCCTCTTTCATCACTATTGCTATGATGTGGAGTAGCAGTAAAGAAATAACACCTACGATTGTTAGTGGTTGCAAAGAACTTAGTAGCAGTATGAAAATGCTTTTGCACACTATTATGTGCTTCATCAAAGTATATTGTATGAACTGGAATACTAGACTGCTGTATTCTATGCAATGAATGATATGTAGTAAATATAATCTTATTACTGTTCCAATTATTTACAACCCACTCACCAATATCTTTGGAGTTAGTTGTACTATCATGCTCTGATTCACCACTATGTACGTGCAACACCCTAGCATTATCAATTATCTTTAAGAAATCATCTGATAATTGTTGTGCTAATAATATTCTAGGTGCTACAACTACAATAGTTTGATTACCATATTGAAACTCTGATTGTGCATCTGTAATCATGCACATAGTTTTACCACCACCAGTAGGCACAATCACCTGACCTTTAGTGGTTTGAGTCATTGTCTTAACAATCCTCTCTTGATGAGGACGTAATTTGATCATAAATTTCCCTCAATGAATCTAATATAGTGCATCCTCTAGTGCATTGGTAAATTTATGTGACACTTCTTCATCTGTCACATCCATTCTACTCTTACCATTATGATAACCATATTTCTTTGCATCTTCCTTTGTTTTCTGTGCATGATGTTCTGGACACAGTAATTGACATTTTTTTATTTCAGGTTGAAGTTTCCTTATATCCCATGAGGAAAGTCTCTCACTTATATTATATGATTTTTCTAAAGGATTAATATGGTCAAATTGTAAATCTATAGTACAATTACAATGTGGATGAGAACATACACCACCTAATTGTTCTATAATTTGTTGTCTTCTCTCACTATATTGCCTATTAGTCTTATCTAAAATACGTATTTTATTTTTCTTATACCATTCTGCTTTATACTTTTTACAATTTTTTGGTGGTTTTCCACAACAAGGACATATCTTCATAATAAAAAATAATAATTAGGAAACTTTAACTAATGACTCCATACTTTTAAATATACCTTCCATATTATAAAATAACTTAAAATTCTCTGTTGTTACATAATGTCCTGTAATATCATTACCATCACAGTTCCATCCATATGCTATTACTCTCTCCTCACCACCATCAATCCTCATTTTCTTACTGCCATCTAGGTAAGAATGGTATCTTTCATCTAAATTGAGCATGGTTTTAGGAGTAATGTGAGGACATTCTAACATATGTTAGGTCTAATATCTATAAACTTTATACTCTCTTTAGGTTTTAGGACATCTTTCTGTTACAAATGACTCAAGTGCTTCTCTTACTTCTTTCTTCTGCACCTCACTCATATGAACTATCTTTACACTCTCAACATTCTCCATAAACTTATCAACATCAACACATTGTAACTCTATGGTTGCTGCAAATGCAAGAAGTGGAATCATTTAATAACCTCCCAATGATCGTCTGATTGTTCATTAAGACAAAAAGAATAATTCCCAGAAATAGACTCAACAAATGTCAGTCCATCTCTTCTACTATTCACTCTACAACTATGTAGTTGTTTCATGTGATTTAGAAACCTATCTTGTGCTTGCCTACTCTTTGGTTTAACACATATAAACTCTGCTTTATTCATGCAAACCTCAAGATACCTACCTCAACTAATCTAACACCCCAATTCAAGAAGACAATGAATGAAGTGATGAAAATCAGTTTTTCCTTTGTAGAATAAATCACAAATCAATACTAAACTATTCATACTATACAAAGTATCAATGACTCATGCAAGTGGTCGTGTGACAGTTCTTATATTGTCCTATGCGTGAGCATAATAAATGTAAGTTTCATTGTTGCCATTAATATGATCAAAAGTTGTTGTTGGTTGGAAACCTGTTGCAGTACCAGTTATATAATTAGTGTTAGCGTCTTGAGCAGCATTTTCCTGTAAAGCTATTGAATAACTAAAACCTCTTAATGTGTCAAAAACGAACCAATAAGTGTTATTAGACGTGGATTTGATAATAACAAGTCTTGGGGCAAATCCTAATGTTACTGTTGGACCTGAACTATTACCATTTCCAGTATAGCTACCGACCTTGCTAATACCGTTAACGCTGGAGAAAAGCAACGCTATGAAGTCTTTATTTTGTTGGTTTACAGCATAAGCACCTCCTACAGTAAAATGACTAGCAGTTGGAGCTGTGTTTTTCCATATACCTGCATCAGCACCTTCACCATTAATGCCATTTAAAATCATAGAGTAGTTTTGTGGACTAGATCCATCGTTTAATCCTTTGTGGTAGACATACCAATTTGCTGTTCCTAATCCTGATTCTCTACGTTTAACCCACATCATTTCTGGAGTTTTCCCTAAGCTATGTGGAACATGTTGTATCGTTATATTTCCTGAAGTGTCGGCCAATCCTTTATAAGTCACCACATCGCAGCCCAGACCACGCTTCCACATCCATGATTGGTAAGTGCTATCGTTTGCAGTACCCTTAGACCAACCTACATTACTATCGTAGACAAATTCACTGCTACTATTATCACCATTCGTACTGTTTGTAGCTAAATATTTACCTTGGGTCAAACGTGATCCAGCGTACTTATCCCAAGTTGAAGCAGGTTTTGTATTTAATTGGAAATCAACAGGGAATCCACTATCAAAGGCAGGGATAGTTGCACTACCATTACCAGTATCCATAGTGAATGCATCCGTACCTGCATCGGCCGGCTTGCCAACGTATCCATCTGGACGGCGAATTGCTAGATATATAAACGATCTATTAGAACCAAATTGATCAGCGTAAAAACCTGTCGATGTTAGTCCCATTCTGCTGGTGCTATCTTCTGCGTCCGAGGTATTAGGTTCTAAATACTTTGAACCGCCGTTGTTTGCTTCTATGTCTTGAGCGTTCATAAAACCACGCATTGAATCAATTATGAACCAATCACCACCAGTGCTAGAGTCAGTTCTTTTTCCTAGTACCCATTGGGGTTCCCATCCAAGATCTACATTTGCATCTTCATTTGAATCAGTTTTATAACTACCACACTTAATTACGTTTTTATCCTCTGAGTCTCCAAAGACAAAACCAGCAGGGTCATCGAAGGGGCTATCTGTGCTTGCTGTTGGATCTCCACTAGTGCTAATTGATCCAGTAGGTATGACGGTTGCACCTGTAACAGATGAGTTATTACAACATAAAAGTTTGGTGTTAGTTACGTTTGTTAGTGGTTCGTAAAGAGGTCTAAATGATGATGTATAAACTGCTGTGCCTTTTACAATTCTGACATTTGATATTGATCCAGTCATATGAATACCAGTATCTTGTGCTCCAATATTAACAACTCTGCTAGACGTAGGAATAGAACCTGACCAACTCGTAGTACCTTCTAAGGTTCCATTAACATACATTTTTAAATAATTACCTTCTCTAGTCGCTGCAACATGATTCCATGAACCACTTACTAAATCTGTTGTACCTGTTACATAAGCATCCCATCCTGTATTTTCAGTAATTCCAAAATAAGGTGTACCATTAGCCTGTATGTACATAATAAATGCAGAGTCAGAACCTGCATGGGCATTAGATCTATTTACAATACATAGCTCAGTACCATCAACACCTGATCCTGTTGCGACCCATGCTTCTACAGTAAAATCACCACTACCAAAATCAAAATCAGTACTTGAAGGAACATCTAATTTATCATTACCATCAAAAACAACAGACCTTGCAGTATCGGCTGTGGATTCTCCACCTGCAAATAGGTAGGCTACATAATCTGTTGAACCATCATTAAGAGCAGAATCGTTACCTACATAGAAATTTGTGCTTGTAGGAATTGTAGGGAATCTATTTGCATTACTGAAAAAGGCTGCACTAGTATCTAATACTCCAACCTTGCCATGTTGTTCACGGTGCCATACCTGCCATTCTTTTGTTGTACTAGTAGCTTTTACTAATATGAGACCAGGTGCCGATCCCAGACTATGTGAAATTGCTCGATTACTTGAATTATCCCCTGAGTAGGCAACAACATCGAAGAACCCAGTTGCTTGCTTGAAAGCCCAACCAGAGTAGGTGTGTGTTTCGTTAACATAACCGCTAGATCCTATTTCAAACCCTGTAGACGTTAATGATCTAAGTCTTCCAGCGTGACCAGTTTTAGCTGCATTTGAATTTGCACTTATATAATTGTTATCACCTAAGCCTGTCCCACCAATAATGTGGTCTGATTCAGAAGAAGACTCACGCTTTTTAATCCATACCATTCCTCCATCAGAAGCCATGTCAAAGCCTGTTGTTATAGTTCTTGGAGAAGTACTATTTCCAGTCCAAAGTTGAGTACTAAACAAATCGTCAACGTAAGTTTTATCTACTGCTCCAAGACCAAGGAACATCTGTTGTATGGGCATGATTAATTAACCTCCAATATAAAGTAGATGTAATGGATCATTATGACAATCCTGAACCTGAAATGTATCCAGTAGTACCATTAACAAATATGATTGTTGCCATTCCTCTACCTGCAAGAGTTCT